CTAAATGACAAGACGAGGCAGAGTCCTGCCCAACTAATTGCATACGAATTGCCTCAAGTGGTAACCAGACTTAACTGAAGTACACCACACCGCATTAGACAACGCATTAGAAGTTGGACGTAATCAAATACCTCATCAGATCACCTTCGAAAAAGATCATGTACGAGTCAAATTCTCTAAAGAGTCTAAAACCATACGGTCTGACGAGATATCTTGCGACGTCTCTGCAATATTTCATGTCGTTGCTATCCGACTTTCTGCTGCATTCCAGCATAGCGAAGATCTACTCGTTTTCACTCTCGCCACAAGAGTTATACACCACGAGTACCCAGTGTTTCTATCCGTTTTCACTCTTTCCCACAAGAGTTAAGCACCACGGACAAACAGTGCAAATGTAGGGATCACAAAGTGATTCTCTGTCAGAACAATTAGGGTAGCAGCTCCAATACTGCATTTCCTGTTCACCCTCGAGCATAAAAGCTCTAAACAGCGGTCCAAACACAACCGCTTTGGCTGGTTAATGTCCCAGCCGCTCCCGTCATACTCACAGAAAATGTGATTGCGTCTGTACCATTACATGACACATAGATGGAAGCTCCCACCGATAGTGACGCTGCTGCACCAAGAGAAACCCCAGTATTATCATAGGGCCCCGCATCACTACCGATTATAATTGCCGTCCCATTCTTTTTCGGGGAAATTGAAACATTAAAAGCTTCAGCGGCAGAATCTGCTCCAAAACACCAAAATGAAATAGTGTAATTCCCTGCAGGTGGAACAAACGACCCAGTAGTATTCACAATAGCTAACCCATTTGCAGTGGTTGTTGCCATTGTTGCATTTCTTGCAACTCCTGAGGTCTGTGCTTCGTTAGTTGTTGTTTGAAAGAAACTAACCTGATTATTTGCTGGTGCTCCAGCCGTGTTTTCCAAAATTGGGATAAAAACACGACATCGATAAGCAACATGCAACTCACCAACAACAGCACTATTGCTAGCAAGGCCTTGAGTGGATACAAACAAATTTCCAACATCATAGGTCTTAATATCTGTTCCTCCAGGTAATCCTGCTGGTCGTACATAAAATCCATCGACCATTCTTCTCAACATCTTGACTGGTACATCAAGGGAGATATTTTCACAGGGCATTCCATCCACATGAGGATCAGTATCCTCCACCTGTTGTTTTGAGGCTGGAGGAGGGTCAGCAGCGTCACTGTCAAAAGACAGCATAACTTTTCCTGTAGTTCCATTTGTTGCAAACTCAGAAACTTCACGCTTGTAGTAGAACCGAATGTAATCAAATTGATACTTTTCAAAATTGTTCTTCACTACTCCGGCTCCCCAAGGGAATGTTCCGGATTGACCAATATTAACGGGATAGCTAGTGGTTCCGAAATTTGCTGCTGTTGCAGCTCCGGTCACCTCACCAATGTACTCATCTTCTTCAATGATCATTTCTTGACGATTGGTTGTTCGATTACGGGCACTTCCTTTTGCAGTCAACATACCCTGTCGAACTCCTACCATCCCAACATTTCGGACGCCTCTATTTCGAGCACGTCCCCCACGGGATCTTTTACCTCCCTTGGGTTTATTGCTGTCTTTTACAACAACAATTGTTTGTTTTCGAGTAGCTTGGGTTCGCCCTTTGGCACCTCCCCCCTTCTTACCGCCTCGTTGCCTACGGTTAGAATTCTTCTTGGATGGAGCATTTCCATTCATTCTTTTATCAGGCACTTTTGATCTTTCTAACGCTTCCTGATATTGATCCCCACCAGCATAATAACTACGATGCCAGGGTTTATAACAATGACATGCAACAAATCCTTGATCATAACATGAGTCACACATTCGCTCAATTAATGATTGTTGGTACAGGATTTCATCTCCAAGAAAAAGCTTAGCTAAACGTTCATCACTTAAGATTCCACACTTTGCTTGAATCCAATCTGGGTCTTGATTACAGACCTCATCAAAATTCTCAATTAACCATGCAATAAATTCTCTACAAAATTTTCTAAATTGCGTGTCTGTCCAACCTATTGATAATAAGGCGGCAGCACGAAGTAATGTAAATGCAGGTGACTGTTTCTTAGTCTCAGCAAAAAGCAAACTAGTCATGAGTTTTTCTCGATCATAAATTGGAATGGCTCGACCTAAATAAAATATGGTCTTTGCCGAAAGGAAGTCTAAATCCTTCGCACTCCTCGGCTCTAAGTCATCTGTTGTAGTGGTTACACCTATCAAATTCCATGTTGCAATAACTGTACGCGCATTAAAAAATCTATGCGCCCAGTCGCTAACAGTCCAAGTGTTATCATCTCCTACCAGTACTTTTGCAGTATTTATTTCAAATTCTCCGTACTGTGGATCTTCACCACAATTCATAATCCAAGCATACGCTAAAAGTGTATAAAGGATCAAGGTGTTGTCATTAATTGTATTAACTGAACCTGATGGGTTTCCTCCTAACTTAAGGATAATTACCCCTTCAGGTGTGATCACCAATGAATTTACCAAATTTCGATAATAATTCTTAATTCGTTTAAGGTTTTCTGGTGTTCTATCTTCATCTCGCAGCATTTGCCAACGTAACTTAGCACATCCCCACATCATATACGAACGTAGGGAGGAGTCATATTCAGACTCATCTAATGCATATCCTTTGCGAAACATATTCAATTTCCGATACAAACGGTCCCAATTTCCCTTTAAGGGACTCATTCCAACACCGGATGAACTTTGCAGATATGAGGCATTCATCTTCTCATTCATGTCTGCAAACAATCGATTTCCGTGAACTGTACCATCGACTGCGCCTGCTGTAAAAGTGCGAATTTTATTCGCTTTTGTTTTCACTTCAGGTCTTACTTCTTCCTTTAAAGAGTTTGTAAACATAAAGGTATAATGTTCATCTAACAGATTCTCCCAATCGGTTTCTAACCATTGAATTATTTCGGGACAGCCTTCAAACAAATCTTTCTTCTTTGTAAAGAAAGCATTGAAGGGATAACCAGATGACGTATCTTTGTCTAAATCTGGAATTACTTCTTCTACTGTTCTAACTCTAGCACCACCCATATAAGGCGCAAATTGTTGCGCCGTCCATTCCCAGGCTAAATTCATTGCCTTAACTTGTTTCTCACTCATTGGAAGGACATCTTTGGCATACTTACTCAAAGATTTATATGCAGCTTCCTGGTTCGGTGTAGGAAGTCCCCAATCAGGGCTCATTTCTATCATATTCTCATCCATAAAGGACTTAACATAGATATCCGAGCTCCGCTTGTTTTTATACCGCGGGAAACGGTTAACTTGACCAACTACGGGAAAATATGTTTCCGGCAGCCATTTCAAATGCTCTTCCGACAAATACGCTTCTTCTCTAAAAAGAGGCGCCCCATCCTTCTCCCTAAATTGAGAAGGATACCGTTCATAGAACGGCCTCTCAATCAATTCTTGGGGGAGAGGGGGCGAGACCGAAAAGTCAGGCCATCATGTAAGACAGCTCCAGCTTCCAATTTACATTGGTCAATCCAGTCTTGCGTTATCGGGTCGAATCGGCCGAATGATAATCCATTCTTTTTCCCATTTCCATGGGTCCAAAAACCGACAATATTTCCATCAGCATTTAAGGCAGGAGCAGAACAATCTCCAAATCGTGTCTCAGCACTGCACCACCCCAAAGGGCTTGCAAATCCTGAAACACAATCTGGTGTAGTTCCTTCACCTCCTCCAAAACCAAAAACATTAATGATAGAAGCAACCTCTAAGATTTTCAAGTTACTACTCTTAAAGGGGGACGGAATTCCCTCAACTAGAAACCACCCAATTTCATCAGATATAGGTGTAAAATCTTCTAGTTTCAACGTCAAACTATTGACGTGGTTCCGCGCATGGTAATCACCAACTAAACTTTCGTTAATGGCATGATTAACTACAAACATGCGTTTCCCAACTAGCGTTCCTGTACAACGATAATGATCTTGTTCATCATAAATCTTATAAATTCCAGCCGCTTTCTGATTGGGATTCCAACTTTGTTTTCTTGCCTTAAGCATTTCAGCTTCAAGTGCATCGCGAGCGTTTATTATAAACGCATCAAAACGATCTTTCTTAACACGATATGTGCGCTTCTTTGATTCATAAATCTTCCTTTTAATAGCTGCATCATCTCGAACACTAGGCATTTTAACATCTTGCTTCTGTGCAGTATACTCTTTCTTCAACTGCGCGACAGTTTTGGCTTGCGGTTTCGCATAACCTTTAAATTGATAATAACTGTCATCATAATATGGATCTTCAAATTCATGTTCATATTCTTCATCATGATTCTCATCTCCGACACCTCCTAAATAAACTTCATAGGGGTCATATTGATCCATTTGCTCAGCTCCACCAGAAGGGCGCTCAAAGTGTTTTCCACCATTCTTAACACGCATCCCTCTTTCTCGTCCTTGCTTGGACTTACCTTTTCGGTGTTGTGGTTCTGCTTCGTATTCTTCATCACCTCTCATTGCATAACGAAAGGCTAAACCTATCATTACTCCAGCAATAATATGTTTATTTTTATAAAGAAATTTACCACATCGCTTCAACGAAGGACCACACTTTTCCCAAATGCCATCCCACGTTGGACCAGAATCCCAGAATTTATTCCACCACTCCTCTGATTTTTCATCATAAGGAGGAATTTCTGAGTCTCTTTTCGCAAAATGATTCTTTAAATCTTCACCATTTTGTTTAGCATCACCAGCTTTACCTAATACATCATCCTTCCGAGTGTAAAACAGGTTCCAAAACTGTGTGGTGTCAAAAAGACCTTCTGGCTTTAAAATCTCATCATCAGAATCAACTGTTGCTTGATGTATTCTACAACACACACAATTTTCAATTAACTTATGACATAATCGACAATGTGAAACCTCAAGAGGTACTTGC